TTTATTCTTTTGTACAAAGTGTTTGAAGGGAGGAAAATTAACTTTCTTTCGATAGTCTGCTGGTATCTTAGGATTGTTTTTACGACCAGGATCTAGTGGAATATGATCCCATGTCATGAGCCTAACCGTTAAATCTTCTGTTGGGATAGTTTTAATAGCTACTTCAAATTCGGCAAGTTTTGGTTTTTTGCTAGGCTTTTTACCTTCTTCTTCCCATACTTTTAGAGCCTCTTTATGAGCCTGTTCTTGATATCGTTTAGCTCTTGCGGTCTTTGCAAGATTTAACACTCCTTCTGGAAATGCATTTGTTTTACGGTTATGAAAATGTTTTAGGTCATGTAAAATAATATCAACATCGCCATACGACTTATCTGCTTTCCAGCAAAATGTCAGCTTACTCTTATGAATCTGAGCAAGTAAATCTTTGTTCTTTAAATAAACGTTTTTAGTATTTGTTGTCATATAATCATATCCTTATTTTACATATTATAACATAGTATTCATTTAATGTCAAGCGGTTATCTACCCACTTTATAGAAACGGTAAATATAGTTGGAGATATATTAAATGAAAATAAGTGATCTACAACCTCGTATCATTGCTATCTATGCCGGAAGGTTTCATCCGTTCCATTATGGACATTCCATGGCATATAAAGAATTAGCATCTAAGTTTGGCATTAACAATACTTATATTGCTTCTAGCGGTAAAGTAGAGCCGAATAAGAGCCCGTTCTCGTTTGATGAGAAAAAAGTGATGATGCAAGCAACTGGTATTAGCCCTGACCATATAGTAGAAGAAAAGGTACCTTATTCTCCTGTAGTGCTTCCTCAAAAACTTGGTCTTGATCCAAATACTGATGTATTGGTTTTTGGTATCGGAGCAAAGGATATGCAAAGTGATCCTAGATTTTCATTTGCACCATTAAAAAGTGGTTCCCCTGCATATTTTCAGAAATATATTGAAGGAAAATTGAAACCTTTTATAAGTGATAAAGGAGATGCAACCGGTCGTCCTGGACATGGATATGTTGTTCAGGTAAACGATTACAAATTCCAAATAGCTGGTGAAACAGCCGGGAGTGCATCTGAAATTAGAAATAGATTTGCAACTGCAAATGAAGAAGGAAAGATACAAATTGTAAAAGATATGTATCCAAAGACTGATGATGTAACTAGAAGTAAGATACTTTCTATTTTTATTAGGAAACTAGGATAACATGGCGCAAGTAGCTGACAAAGTAAAATTATCATTTAAAGCATTAAAAGAACTGAGAGTTGATGCTAAGGCATTCTCGACACATGAGTTAGAATTTGAATATACACCTAGAATAACTCAGTCGATTGAAGTGCAATACAGCCAATTTGAGTTACAACATACAAACTATCAGCCAAGTGCATTTGGCAGTAGAAAAGTTCCTACTATTGGAATTAGTGGGCCTTTTGTTAGTAGAACAGAAGAAGAAGGACGCAAGACATTAAATGCAATACATTTACTAAGAACAGCTACAATGATGTATTATGGTAGAGGAGAGAAGGAACCACGTCGTGGAACACCTCCCCCAATTGGAAGATTAAATGCATACGGTTTATACAATAATACTCCAGTAGTTGTAGCATCGTTTCAATATGATTATCCACAGGACGTTGATTACATTTCAGTAAAGATGGCAGACGGAGTACAAACTGTTCCTGTATTATTTGATATTACTATATCATTGCTAGTACAATTTACTCCTATTGAAGTGGTTTCGGATTTTACATTAGGTGACTTTGCAAGTGGTAAATTATTAGGGAAAGGATACATCTAATGGCTACAGGAAAATCACATTACAGTAATACATCTATTACAGATTTCTTTTTAGATAGATATATTCCGCAAACTGCAGAAGACTTAGTATCATCTCAAGCACAGATAAACCAACATGTAGTAACACCTGGACAAGCACACAGACCAGACAAACTAAGTTACGATCTATATGGTAATAGCAAGTATTGGTGGACTATAGTAATGCTTAATAGGAACGCTCTTGTAGATCCTATTAGAGATTTAAAAACAGGGTTAGTACTAGAAGTACTAGAAGATGCATCAAAGGTTTAATTTATGTTAGTAACAGTCAATGAGTGAGGAATTTGAGGAATTTGATGAATCTGGTTCATCAAATGCACCTATTTTTCCACCTACTAGATTAGAAGGCGAATTAGGTGACAATCCATTATTAAAGTATCAGAGTGTAACTTATAATATTACACTAACAATGATGCCTGTTGGAGAAAAACGGTTACACCACAAAAAACGAAGTTTTAAGCATACTGATGGAATTACAATAATAGATTCGTCTAGGGTTGGATCAGTTGTTATGGAATCATTAGAGATAAAAACTGCTAGTCCGGGTCAGAACAACAGCATATATTATCTTTCAAGTATAGACCATACATTTACTGCTAAAGTAATCGAACCTTTAGGTGGAAAACTTATTGAGATGATTGCAAAGTCAGCTAAGGCGTTTAATTATAGCAATACAGCAGAGGCTATTTATTTGTTAGAAATTTCGTTTAAAGGTCACGAAAATGATGAACCAGTCCAAGCAAAAGATAGAAATGGTTCCCCGTTAAATTTTAAATGGTACGTTACTATTACAACTCTTAAAATGTCAATAGATGTTAGAGGAGCGTCTTATGATCTAACAATGGTTAATAATGTAGGAGCGGCACAATCATCACAATATTTAAAAATAGAAACTGGAGTTAAAGTTGATGCAGATAATGATAAAGGCAGTGAACAAAATTGTGGTGGAGTAGTTTCACGGTTAGAAAGTGCAATGAACAAATACCAGAAAAATCTAGTAAAAGAAGGAACAATAGAATTTCCTGACAAATATACATTTGTAACAGATACAACAATCGCATCTTTAGGTTTTGACTTTGGTTCATCAAAAATTAAAAAGAATGAAAGCTGGATTGCGACCGCCGTATGGACCGACGGAACTATTTCAATACCTCCTGGTTCAACAGTACAATCGTACATACATATGATGTTTGGAAATTCAAAACCTCTTATTAATTTCTTAACAAACGACGCATATCCGCAGGGCAAGGTAGATCCAAAACCAAAATCTTTAGAAAAATTAAAAAAGACAATATTAATTGTTACTGATGCTGTACCACAAGTTGGCAAATATGATCGAAAGAGGAATAGAGATGCAGTTGATATAACTATATTTGTTGGTTATAGAGTAAATCCAGGTCCGTTGATTTCTCCAATTGAGTTATTGGAAACCGCCAGCATCGACTCAGTAGGTGCAAGACTTGATGACTATATTAAAAGCGGAATGATAAGAAAAGCATATAAATGGATATACACTGGTGAAAATACAGAGATTCTAAACTTGGATTTAAAATTAGATAATCTATGGAGGGTTCCATTACCGGTACTTCCTGGAGTAACATCTCCTCCTGCTAAACGAAGTAAAAATGTTATTTCTGTCAATGACAAGGTAGCACCAAGTGCCGCATTAGTCCCGGGCAGGACTGAATTTATTTTTGCAGAAACGTTAACAGACAAAGAGGCAGGATTAGTAAATGACGAGATAAATCGGTATCCACCTCAATTTATGCCATCTAATACAAAAGCAAATGAAAAAACAACACAAAATGAAAATGATGAGAAGGACTATTACGTTAAGGCAATCTTTAAACAATTACATTCAGGAGCAAGTAACACTGGTGATTTATTGAAGATAGAACTAGAAGTTATAGGAGATCCTTTTTGGTTACATCAAGCTCCTGCAGGAGTTGGTCCGCCTGAAACAGATAATGTAGAGTGGTATATTGAACATAACGGTAATATTAAAGAATCAATAATAGAGATAACTAAAAAGACAGCAACACACAATGTATCCAACGCAATTTATTTAGATATCCAAGTACCGTCTTCATCTCGTGACAATCACGAAGACCTAATGGATTTAAACGATGATGATGTAATAACAGGAGTATATCACATCTGGTCAGCAACACATACATTTACAGGTGGTAAGTTTACCACTAAATTGTCAGCAAACAAAGATGATCTCTTGGGACAAAAAGCAAAAGAAGCGGCCGCTCTTAAAACAAGGGTAGCCAAGGCATTGAATCTTGCAACTGGTGACCCGGCTAATGTAGCTAAAGAAAAAAACAAGGGAAAGAAATAATGATAGGACCATTTGATCAACCAGATAAACTTGATGGAGTTTTTGTTGGAAAAATTAAAAATAATATTGACATATACGGTATGGGAACCCTTGAAGTTTATATTAAAGAATTTGCTGGAAATGAAGATGAATCTCAAAACTGGAGAAAAGTAAGATACTGTCCTCCATTTGCTGGATCATCAAATCATCAATCAGAAAAACCTGCAAAAGGATCAGTTGAATATGAAGAAACTGACCATTCTTATGGTATATGGCATATTCCTCCAGATTTAAACGTATTAGTGCTTTGTGCATTTCTTAATGGCGATTCTAATCTAGGTGTTTGGTGGGCATGCCTCCCTCATGATGATAAAACACATGCACTTCCGGGAGTAGCATCAGGAGCGACACATGAAGGACTAGTTAAGCCAATTGGCGAACGGAATAGATTTAATACATCTGATAAGAATACTCATCACAGACCCGAACATCCTGCTAGTCTTAGATTAAGCGAACAAGGAGTAGACAGAGACCTTCGAAGAGGACAATCAAACGCAGGACCGTTTAGAGATGCTACAGCTCATCCAGGATTAGCGTATGGTATGCTAAGTCCTAACCAACATAGCTTTATGTTAGATGATGGTGCTGATCAAAAAAGTGGTGAAATACGTTTACGAACGTCTAGCGGACATCAAATACAAATGCACGAAGAAGGTGGCTACATTAATATTATGAATGCCAAAGGTAACGCTTGGATAGAATTAGATGAAGAAGGTAATATAGATATCTATAGTGAAAAAGACATATCGTTCCATGCAGAAGAAAATATTAATTTCCATGCCGGCGCAAATATAAATGCAGAAGCAACAAAAGATATATCAGTTAAATCAAAAGAACATACTAGGATTGAAACAGGAGAAAGTTATAACGTAACAGCAACTAAAGGTTTATTCCAGACATCTGATACTTCTATGGACGTTAATGTAAAAACAATATACAAAGAAACTGCAACACGCATTGACATGAACGGACCTGTAGCGGCTAAAGCATCAAAACCTGAAATACATAATCACATTGTTAATGAATTAGTAGGAGAGAGTATTTCACAAAGAGTTCCAGAGCATGAACCTTGGGCCGGGCATGCTAAGTTTGAAGGTGGTGAAAAAATTACTTTACCAGTCGGTGCTATTGGACCTGATTCCC